ATAAGTCTGCATCACTCTCCGCATCATAACCTCCTGTAAAATCCGTTATATTCTGAACGGCTGTAATTCCGGGAAGCGTTATAGGGAATCGATTTATATCTCCTTTTTTCACATTGCCTGCACTTCCCGAAACAGTGCAAGTCGCACCGACTTCAACAGAACCGTTTTCAGCAATGCTCACTGTTTCATTTACTTCAAACAGGACATTATCCGCCGCAACCTTTGCACCTTTCAAAATCACTTCACCTCGGTTTCCGCTGATTAGCAGTGTACCTTTTGAATAAGTGGCTGATTTACGAACTATATTCTGCTCGGCTGTCTTGCGGTCAAGGTATTCTCCCTCTGCCGTCATGGCAAATGTGTTTTCTGACAGTCTGCTTATCCTTTTCTGCAACAGATATATTTGTTCTGCCACGGGATAAATAAGGTCATAAAAAAACGAGCCGACCGAAATATCATATTCTTCCGGCACGCTCGACAGCATATATTCAATTATTTCATCAAGTGTCATATGGTGTACACCTCCGCACTTTCTCCGTAAGCCGTGTTCAAAGTGAAAGATATTTTAAGTGTCGCTCCGACTTTCTCTGCTGAAAAACCGCTCATACTATAAATATCCTCATTCCGCAAAAGTGCTGTTTCTATTTCTCTGCGAAGTTCCGATTCTGCAAAATCGAAGTTATATGATTTTCCTATCACCAAATCTTCAATATTTGCACCGTATTGTTTGTCTTTGTATATGGAGTATCTGTAAAGCTGTGTCCGCATACATTTTTGTATCCATAGCTTAAGAGCATTAATGCCCGATAAAATGACGGGATTGCCGTCTTTCATAACAAATTCACCGTTACTGAAATCAAAATCAAATGTTTTTTTCATTATTCGGTTACTCCTATCACAACAAACTTGTTGTCGTTGTCATACGGCAATAAAACGACTTCTTTTCCAAGGTATTTGTATTCCGTATGATTGTCCCTCTCTTGTGTTTCATAAATATCAAAGACCGATTTTATATCACTGTCATCAAGTAAAATATTGTTTCCAAGCTGTATTACAAGTTTCGGCAGAGATATAATTCTGCCGAACATCGGTGTATATGATGACGGATTGTCTCTTGCTTTTATATGTCTCGCTAAATCTGTAACTCCACTCATATCCTTGTTCCTTTCCACGAAGTAAATATCCCCCGGCATAGCCGGGGGCTTTTCATCAACGGGCATAGCCCTACTCTACTAGCCACGCGCGAAAGCGCATTAGTACGACTGCCTCTTGCTAAGGGCTCGTTACTCGCTGCCAGTAAACTTGGCTTTATTTCTTGAACGGTTCTACATCTTCAAATGTTAATTGACCATTCAGTCTGTCCTCTTTCAACTGATTACTTATATATGCATATATCGCTTTAGTATTTTTCCCTACTGTATCCACATAATATCCTCTACACCAAAATTCTCTGTTTCTATATTTGTATTTCATGTTTCCCCATTTTTCATATATCATTATGCTACTCTTTCCTTTCAAAAATCCCATGAAGCTTGATACACTATATTTCGGTGGTATTTCTACCAACATATGTACATGATCTGGGCATACTTCTGCATTAATTATATTTACTTTCTTCCAATTGCATAATTCTCTTAATATTTTTCCTATTTCTGCTCTTTTTTCACCGTAAAACACCTTTCTTCTATACTTCGGTGCAAATACTATATGATACTTGCAATTCCATTTTGTATGTGATAGACTGTGTATATCATTATTTTTCATATTGCTTAATTCTCCTTTTTATATAAGTATTATTGCTTCTGGCAGTCGCAATAATATTATATCAAAAGGAGTTTTTATTTTTCATCGCTAAAGCTACACTGAACCCCCAGACTATCTGGGGGTTTTCTTAATACAAAAAAGCGACTACCTAAGTAATCGCTTTATATTTTAATCTTCTTTTATATATTCTCTAAAAATATCTCTTAGCATAAATATGACATAAGTATACTGCATTATAAATTAGTTATTCTGCACCTTTTCAAACATTATTTTGATAAATTCGTCCTTTGTGAGTTTTCCGTCTAAAACTTCCATGCAAAGTTCCTTTTCATTATCAGAAATCTTATATCCTTCCATTTCGACAGATGTCACTGCATTATTCAATGCCATTTTCTTTTCTCTCAATGAAACTTGTTTCATAAAAAACTTCTTTCTTAATTGATATTAATACTCTACTATGTTTTTATCAATACATAGACTACCTAAGTAATCGCTTTAATCTTCTTAATCTTCTTTTTCCGATTCTTTAATTAGGTCTTCTGCTTTTTTGCATCCGCCTTCTACCCATTCTTCAAATTCAGTCTGTACTCGCACAGACTGATTAATTTGTTCTTCCATTATTCATCTCCGCCTAGCCAACATCTCGCAATAAATTAGAATTTGATTGACCAAACAAATAGAATTGTTTTTATTCGTCTAAATAAGTATCTCTTACAGTAGACAATTTAGTTTGTCCTTTTGCTCTCTGTCCATTCGATAAATATACATTAATTTCATAACCAGGGAACTGTTTTTCAACTTTAGATTTAAAGTCGCTCACTGAAAATGAATTTCTTGTCATACGTTCAGCTTCATATTGCTTTGGCATCTGCTTGTCATCACGTACATTTTTTCCATTTTGATGAAAATCAACATGAAATCCTTCAATTTCAAATATTCTTTTTTC